GCCGTCGAGAGCGCCTACCGCTGCGGCCGGTGGCTGCGGGCGCATGTGTTCAAGAACTCCGACGACCTCCGGTGGTGCAAGGATCACGGCGTCGAGGCCCGCGCCCTCAACGAGGGCAGCAATTCGGCCGGCGGCAGCCTGGTGCCGGAGGAGTTCGCCAACCGCGTCATCCGCCTCGTCGAAACCTACGGGACGTATCCCGGGGCCGTCGAGAACGTGTCGATGTCGCGGGACACGATGGTGATCCCCAAGCGGCTGTCCGGCACCACGGCGTACTTCGTCGGCGAAGGCTCCAGCGTCACCGAGAGCGAGCCGACCTACGGCAACGTGTCGCTCGTCGCGAAGAAGTTGGCCGTCGGCTGCCGGATGAGCACCGAGGTCGTCGAGGACGCACTCGTCTCGCTCGCGGATGCCGTTGCAACCGAGTTCAGCACTTCTCTCAGCTTCAAAATCGACCAGTGTGGCTGGATCGGGGATGGCACCTCCCAATATGGGGGGGTCAACGGCGTCGTCAACAAGATCAACGACGGCACCCACACCGCCTCGGTCGTGTCGGCCGCGTCTGGCAACACGGCGTTCGAGACGCTGGACATCGAGGACTTCCTCGCCGTGATGGGCAAGCTGCCCCTCTACGCCCGCCAGGGCGCGGCCTGGTACGTCTCCCCGTCCGGCTACGCCGCGAGCATCGCCCGCCTGAAGTACGCCGCCGGCGGCAACACCGTCGACAACCTCGGCGCCGGCGCTGGCGAGTCGTGGCTGGGGTATCCGGTGCGGATGGTGCATGTGATGAACAGCACCCTCGGCGCGGACGCCAGCAAGGTGAAGGTGCTCTTTGGCAACCTCTCCCTCGCCTGCATCTACGCCCGGCGTCGTGACTTCTCGGTGCGGCTGTTCGATCAGGTCTACGCGACCACCGACCAGCTCCTGCTCCAAGGCACGATGCGGTTCGACTCTGTGGCCCACACCCTCGGCACGACTTCGGAGGTCGGTCCCGTGATCGCCCTCCGTTCGGCCGCCTCGTGATAACAGGAGCACCTGAAGCATGATCCACTCCCAGAACCACAAGGTCGTCGCGGAAGTCCCCTCGGCCGCCATTGGTGCGACCGCGACGGCCACGCTGACGATCGACACCATCGGCTACGACCACGCCAGCGTGGCTGTCCTGCGGGCCAGCAACGCCAGCACCGTGTTCGCGAACGCGATCAAGGTCGAAGAGTCCGACGACAACTCGACCTACACGAACGTCACCGCCCTCGTCGGCGGCGGCACCGGTGGGTTCACGATCCCGGCTGTCTCCAGCACCTCGGCGACGTCCATCCTCAAGATGGACATCGACACGCGGGCGAAGAAGCGCTACCTCAAGGTGTCCTACACGCCCGGCGCGACCGCGACCGTGGCGATTACGGCTCGCCTGGGTCGCGGCGAGGAGTCGCCGATCTCGAATACGGATGCCGGTGTCATCGGCCGAGTTGTTGGCTAGTCCCGTCCAAGCGGGACGGCCATGATGGCCGACAAAGGCGCAAGGATGCGCGCCCGCTCCTCACAAGGAGCGAACCATGCTGCTGCGTATTGGTAACTGTGAAGCCGAGGTGAAGGTCGCCGCTCTGATGAGCGTGCCTCGCCTCGGCTTCACTGACAACTTCTTCTGCATCTCGCAGGCTCTTGCGCCTCACGGCATCGCGCCGATCAAGCACACTGGCGTATTCTGGGGCCAGTGTGTCCAGCGCTGTCTCGAGCAGGTGGTCGACACGCACGACGTCGTGCTCACTATCGACTACGACACGATCTTCACCGCGAAGACCGTCGAAGCGCTCCTGGCCCTGCTGATGCACTCCGGCTACGACGCCATCGCGCCGCTCCAGACCAAGCGGGAGGCGAACACGGTCATGTTCGCCCTTGCCGGTGTGTCGCCGGACGACCAGACGACCGTCGAAAACGACTGGTTCAGCAAGGTCGTCCAGCCGGTGGAGACGGCCCACTTCGGCTGCACGTTCATCCGCACGGCTGCGATCAAGAAGATGCAGAAGCCGTGGTTCCTCCATGAAGCCAACGAAAAGGGCGAGTTCAACGGCGGCCATGTGGACGAAGACATCTATTTCTGGAAGAAGTTCCACGCCGCTGGCAACAAACTCGGCATCGCCACCAACGTCAGCGTCGGCCACGCCGAACTGATGATCACCTGGCCGTCGCGGAGTGCTGAAGGCGGCAAGGTGCAGCAGCACACGACGGAGTTCTGGAACGGCGGCAAGAAGCCGCCCGAGGGCGCCTGGGGGTTTGTGCCATGAGGATCAGAGTCGTCAAGCCATTCGCCGGGTATCGTGCCGGCCAAGAGTTCGACTGGGGCGACGGCGCCGCCCGCATCTACGTCGCCCGCGGGCTGGTCGAGGAGGTCGTTGAGCGGCGGCTCGAGACGGCGATGGTCGAGAATCGCAGCGAGCAGGCGGCCATGCCGCAGCCCAGGAGGAAGGTCCGATGACCGTCACGATCACCTACGGCTCCCCGGAGTACCCGTCGGCCGGCGTCACGCCGTACCGAAGCCTCATCAAGCACACCGCCCCGGCGGTCTACCCGGTGACGCTCGCCGAGGCGAAGACGCAGTGCCGTGTCGACACCTCCGACGAGGACACCTACCTGACCAGCCTGATCGCGATGGCGACGGAGTACGTCGAGAACATTCTGGACGTCAGCCTCGTCTCCCAGACACTTGAGGCCCGCTACGACTGCTTCCCCCTGTGGGAGATCATCCTTCCGCGCCCACCGATGGCGAGCGGCACGGTGACGGTGATCTACCGAGACGAGGCCGGCGCCAGCCAGACGATCACCTCGGCCACGGGGGCGTTCCAGACCGACCGCCACGCCACGCCCGGCCGCATCTACCCGGTCTACGAGGGCGTCTGGCCGGCGGTACGAGGAGACGAGAACAGCGTCGTCGTCCGCTGGGAGGCCGGCTACGGGGCCAGCGGCGCGAGCGTGCCGAGCACGATCAAGGGTCTGCTCCTGCTCCTCGTGGCCCACTGGTTCGAGATGCGGCAGCCCGTGGTCACCGGCTTCAGCCAGGTGCTCCCGGTCCCGCAGACGTTCGACACGCTCTTGGCTGCCTCCGGGTGGGGTGGATACCGATGAGCCTGACGGCGACGGTGGAGGCACGGGTGAAGGCTAGGTCGACGACGACGAGCGGCCTGACTGCGTCCATCGACGACCACCCGCTGTCATTCTTCTTCGATGTCGGCGACTGCACGACGGTGTGGAGCGACCGCCGGACGTTCCCCTCTGGAATCGACGAGATCGACTTCTCAGCGATCGGCGTCGGGACGGTGAAGCTGCTCTGCTTGAAGAACTTGTCGTCCACTAGTCAGATCGCCCTGTCGGCCGGCTGGACGGGGAGCCAGTTCAGCGTCTTCCGGCAGGACGTTACGTCGTGGAACTTCTCGCCGCTGATCAACCTTGGGGCGTTGACGCTCCGCGGCTACCCGATCCGCGAGGGCGGGGCGTTCCTTCTCTCCTGCCCGAACTCGGCCGGCTTCGCCACGACGTCCGGCGGGAGCATCCTTCGGGTCGGCGGCACGGCCGGGCAGCAGTACGAAATCTACGTCATGGGAACCTGACCGATGGCACTCTCCGCACAGATCAACCTGTCGATTGTGGCCCACGAAACGGCCGACGCCGACATCTCCCGGTCCATCCGGGTGACGCCGGCGACGTACTCGGTGACGCTATCCGACGGCACGGCCGCCAACCAGGCCCAGGTGGCTTGGAGCGGCCGACGCACGCTGGCCGGGTCTTCTGAGACGCTGCTCTTGTCGGCCCTCGCCGACTCGCGCGGCGGCTCGCCGGCGACGGTGACGATGACGGCCGTGAAGGGCTGGTTTGTTCGCAATTCGGGAACCGCGACCCTGTCGTTCGCTGGCGGCCCGTTTCCGGCTGGAGGGGTGTCGGTGGCCCCCGGGGCGGCTGCGGCCCAGTGTGACCCGTCGGCGGCCGGGATGACGGCGGCCGGCGTGACGGTCGCCGGCTCGAGCGGCGCGGCCTACGACATCGTCCTCGTGGGCGAAGGGACCGTGGCGTGATCATCGGCCAGATGCGGGAGCGCGTGGCGATCAAGGCCCAGACGGAGGTACGGAAGCCGTCTGGCGAGACGGTCATGGACTGGGATACGACCGTGGCGACTGTATGGGGGAGCGTCAATGGCCTGTCGAGCCGGGACATCCTCCAGGCCCAGCAGGCGAACGTGATCGCGACGCACCGACTCCGCATCCGCTACCGGAGCGACGTCACGCACCTGAACAGGCTGGTGTGGCGCGGCCGGACGATGGAGATCGCCGCCGTCGTGGAGCGAGACAGCCGCACGGCCCTGGAAATCCTGGCCCGCGAGGTGCAGTGATGGCGATCCAGATCGACGCAACACAGCCGCGCGACTTCGGCGGCCGATCGGCCCGGCAGATCGTCGAGGGATTCGTCAGCATCCAGACCGCCGGCGCTCGAGAGATCGCCAAGGAGCTGGAGCTGATGGCCCTGCGGGCGCAGCGAGACCCGGGGCAACTCCGCGCGAAGGCCGTCAAGAGGGCGTCGGAGATTCTGGTCAAGGGCTACCGCTCCAAGATCAACAACGTCACCGACAACCTCTCCAAGTCCATCGCGACGCGAATCCGGCAGTACGACGGTGCGACGGTCGCCATCACCGGCCCGCGAGTCACCGGCGCGGTCGGGGCCGACCCAGATATGGGGAGCGGCAACCATGCCTGGCTGGTCGAGTTCGGGACTGGCCCCCGCCGCCCCGGCACGCAGGGCCGTCGCACCTACATCAACGTCCACCAGATGATCAATGGGAAGATGAACCGGGCCGGCACGTTCAACGACAAGCAGTTCGCCAGCATGAGCCGCGGATACTACTTCCTCATGGGGTCGAAGAACGAGCGGACCAGGCAGGCGAAGGCCGGCAGCGGCGGCGACCATGACTTCTGGACGCCGAAGGGCGGCGGAAAGCAGCGGCCGGTCACGCTTCATCCTGGCGAGACGTACCGCCCGATGCCGGCGAAGCACCCGATGGAGAGGACGATCTCCGAGAACTCCTCGGCCGTCCTGGCCGCGCTGATCGCGAACATGCGGAACTACATCGAGGAGCTTCAGTGATCACGAAGCCAGAGGACTACGTCTACTACCGGCTGACGACCTCCCCACAGGTCGCCAGGCTCGTCGGGTTCAACGTCTACCCGATCGCCGTACCGAAGTCGGCCGGCTTCCCGTTCGTGGTCTACAAGCGGCAGAACATCATCCGCGAGGCCAGCCTGGCCGGGCCGATGTTCATGCCCCTCCTCTCGATCCAGATCGCCTCTTGGGCGCTCACCCACGACGCCGCCCGGGAGTTGGGGGACGCCGTCCGGCTTGCGCTGGATGGCAACACCGGCACCGCTGCCGGGGCTACAATCCAAGATATGAGGCTCGTCAGCGAGACTGACGACTTCTTGGACCCGACGGCCGTGG